TGTTCTCAAAATGACAGGGAACCCGTCCCGCTGGGGCCGTCTTGACAACCTGTTTGGGCTGACCTCTGTTGATGCCTGCGTGTCTGTGTACAACCAGATCCTTGTTGATTTGGGGCTTCCCGAATTTACCAAATGCACTCAAACACTATTTGGTCAGTCAAAGGAAAATGAAAAGGCCCCTATGTTTTCTGACGGTGCCCTTATCAGGGAGCTACATATTACCTCTAATGTTGTCGTGGGGAAGGGCAATGAAGATGATTATATATCGGGGCTTTCAACCCAGCCTTACCGCAACAGCATTCCCCGTCTTCATTCTAATGGTAAGTCAGTAGACTGGCTGTCTAAAAAGGGTAACGTTAATTTAATTTATCCTACGGTTTATAATAAGGCTCATGAACTTGAACTTCATGGCCTGACTAAAATAAAGAATAAGTTTTTTGAAAGCTCACCAGAATATAATTACATTTTAGATATCATTAACTACTGTAAAGAAAACGGAATAGTCCGGTTTGAGCAAAAGTTGAAATCCCGCTTCCTGCAAAAGCACGCCCTTATCTATTGGGGACTTTCTGATTACTCGATGCTGACTAAATTACATGATGAATTCCTTAATCTTGACAAAAAATTATCGGTGAATGCTATGGACTTTGAAACTATCAGCGAGCATTTAATCAGCCGCAAAATTGTTGAAACAACCCGTGCTGCAAATACAACCGCAATGTATGCGATTCAGTGGTTCCATGGTCATAATTTTGATTTAAATAAGAAGGCGGTACAAACTCACCGTGCAAGACTCCGTAAAATTGGTATTGATATTGCTCAGCGCTGTAATGTCGCTAAATTTTCTCCCGTTATCGTTAAAGAAATTCGTGAAATTCACGTATCACAATGCATTATTCCAGACTGGTATATTAAACCTTCGCATTTACGCGTAGCATAAAAGGAAACCAACATGATTAAGATTGAAATTAAACCATCACAGGCAGTTGCTGATACCCGTTCAGGCGTTTCTAAAACATCAGGAAAAGCGTATACCATTTCTGAGCAGTCCGCTTATATATTCCTTGGCGGTGATTATCCGCAAATGTTCAAGATAAATCTTGAGAATGGTCAGCCACCTTATCCGGCAGGTCTGTATTCCCTGCATGAATCCAGTATTTATGTTGGTGATTTTCAGAAGTTAAGGGTAGGCAAAATTCGTCTTGTCCCTTATCAAGATTCATCTAAATAATGACAAGGTTTAAAAATGGAGTTGTCTGACATTTCGAATCTAATATTTAGCGCCGGGCTTGTTATCTGTTTTGGCCTCGGCGTTATCGGAGGCGGTCAGAGATGAGTTATTTATCTTATTTCTTTGCCGCTTATTGCCTCGGATGGGTATTATCTCATTCAATCCTTGTATTTAAAAAATTTGCAGAGGTTTCAACATGAATAAAACGTTAATTGCAAAAGTCGCCGCAGCTTCAACTCTGTTAACAGGGTTTTCAGCTTTTGCTGCTGAAGGTGATGCGTCTTCTCAGGCTAAGGCGGCTTTCGAGACGCTTGGCACTCAGGCAACTGAAATGTCCGGTTATGCATGGGGGCTTGTTGTTCTTGTCGTCGGTGCAACAGTGGGGATTAAACTGTTTAAAAAGTTTGTAAGCCGTGCTTCTTAATTATTAACTTTCACCCTCAATTATGGGGCGACTTATGCCGCCCCCTTTTCAGGCTGCAATAATGAAAAAATTACTCTTTCCGTTATTTCTGGCATCTTTTTTCGTTAATGCTGCTACCGATGCTGAATGTCTTGCCAGACCAAAATATGATGGTGCAATGACGAATGTCTGGAAAGATGATAAGACGCTCGACCGTTATGTTAATTTTGAAGGTTGTCTCTGGAATGCTGTCGGGATAGTTGTTTGTACGGGTGATGAAACTCAGTGTTATGGCACATGGAAACCTATCGGTGTTGCTATTCCGGAGGGTGATGGCGGTTCTGATGGGAACGGCGACGGCGATTTTGGTACAGAGCCAATTCCTGGTCACACATACGTTAATCCGTTAGATGGAACATTTCCGCCCGGCACGGAAGAAAACCCGAAAGATCCAAAACCAACCCTGCATGATGAGCAGCCATTAAATACATGGTCTTTTCAGAGCAATCGTTTTTCAAACAGACAAGGTGCCTTAACTGTTTATACAGGTACGGTTTCTGTTGGTACTGACCCTGTAGTCACTAAATATCAGTACACGCCGGTTTCTTCTAAAACCATGTACGAATTATTCTGGAATGGAAAATTCAGCGATTGCGCTTTTCATTCCGGATTTAATGAAAAACCTTTTGTTTGTAAATATCAGGGGCAAGCCTCAGAAATTCCTCAGCCCCCGATTAATGGCGGTGGTAATGGTAACGGAGACGACAGCGGTAACGGAGACGACAGCGGTAACGGAGACGACAGCGGTAACGGAGATGGCAACGGTAACGGAGATGGCAACGGTAACGGAGATGGCAACGGTAGCGGAGATGGCAACGGTAACGGAGATGGCAACGGTAGCGGAGATGGCAACGGTAACGGAGATGGCAACGGTGATTTCGACTATGACCGCATGGCCAAAGCCAACAAGGACGCGATGACGGAGAATTTCGATTCTTCTGCAATTCAGTCGGATGTTACATCGTCGCTCGACGGCACGGTACAGGCGTTGACAGACGCAGTTAAGGGCTTGTCCGACAGCATCGGGGGGCTTCTTGGAAATGGTACGCCCGTTTCACCGGAATTTTCCGGCGCAGCGTCTGATATGCAGAAAATTGGCTCAGGTGACAGTTCGCCGCTGCTTGAGAATTTTACCGGAGGAAAATTATTTCCTTCATTACCGACCGCAAAACAGTGTGTTCCCTTTGTGTTTGCAGCGGGTGAAACATATCAGTTCACAATAGATTGTAAGTATATTGATATGTTTAAGTCTGTATTTGCGTTCATTCTTTATTTCTGGACGTTTGTAACTGTCTACGATTCCTTTACCGGAATTTTAAGAAAAGGGAAGGATTAGTTATGCCTGCATTTCTGGGATTGCCGTTACTTGCCCGTTTTCTGGGATGGCTGGCAGGAGCATTAATCGGCTATCTTGCTAAATTCTTTACGCTGGGTATTGCCCGAATTGCTCTTGCAATATCGCTTTTTCTTGCGCTCGTTATCGGGCTTAACCAGTTGCTTGTTTCTTATCTGACTGACCTTGTTGCAACATTACCAGCCGAAATAGCGGAGGCAATAGCTTATATTATTCCGTCAAATGCAATGCCGTGTTTATATGCCGTATTTTCATTAAAGGCTGCGATATTTATATTTGATGTTAAAGACCGGATCATTGGTTATCTTGACTGGAATAAATCATAATGGCCGTTTATGTCGTTACCGGAAAACTCGGAGCAGGTAAGACGCTTGTCGCCGTTGGTAAAATACAGGATAAAATTGTAGCCGGTTGCAGGGTGGCGACGAATCTTGATTTGCGTCTTCATAAGCTTCCCCGCGTCGGTATTTTTGCGAAAACACCGAATGTTATTCGCATACCTGACAAACCTTCGCTCGAAGATTTGGAGGTAATAGGGAAGGGTAATGACAGTTATGATGAGAACAAAAACGGATTACTTGTTCTTGATGAATGCGGCACATGGTTTAACTCCCGCTCATGGGCAGATAAGGAACGACAGTCTGTAATTAACTGGTTCTTGCACGCACGTAAACTTGGATGGGATATCATTTTTCTTATTCAGGATTTATCGATTATGGATAAACAGGCTCGTGTTGCTCTGGCTGAGCATGTTGTTTACTGTCGTCGCCTCGACAAAATAACCATTCCTTTTTTAGGTGCTATTTACAGTATGGTTACGGGCGCTAAATTACCTTTACCAAAAGTACATGTTGGTATTGTTAAATATGGTGACTCCCCCCAGTCAATGACTGTTGAGCGCTGGACTTATACAGGCCGTGATTTATATCAGGCTTATGACACTAAACAGGCATTTTCAGACTGTTACGAATATTCATCCTTTTCGTTTTTGCCACCTTATTTATCTCACGGTCGCTATGCAGCTACGCGGGATTCGGGTTTTTATATGACGCTGACAAAAATTTATTTTCGGAAGTACTCCAGAGTGGTGTGTTTTCTTGCGGGCGTTTGTGCTGCTTTTGCTTATTCATTTATCAGTCGTCCTGATGCAGCAACTGTTGTGCCTGCTCATGTTGTTTCACAGCATGTTTCTCCCGGATACAACATCAGTGATTTAAAAATCGTTTCGTCTTATCGGTTGTTGAACACGGTAAAATTTGAGTTTCATGATTTAAAGAAAAATGTGATTACTTCTGATGATTTGAAAAAACAGGGTTATGACATGGTGTTTATCGACTTATGTAATGTGGATTTTATTAAAGGTGGTAAGCGTGAAAAAATATCTTGTTAGCGTTCTTTTCCTTTTCAGTCTTTCTGTTTCCGCAATGCCCGTTGAGTTAAATAATGTTCCTCTCAGAGAGTTTGTTTCATGGTATTCAAAAATATCGGGAAGGGCTGTTATCGTTTCACCTGATGTAAAAGGGACAGTTACGGTATATTCCGCAGATGTAAAAAGAGAAGAGTTGCCGCAGTTTTTCACGTCTGTTCTGCGTGCTAATGGCTATGACCTCAGTACTGGTAATCCGGGGGTTGTACAGAAATACAGCGCTGATAATTATGAATATTCAGATTCGTTTTCTGACGGAGATTTTGAAAGTTTACCGCAGGGACAGTCTGTATTACCTGCTGGCGATTTTTTTAATCAATCCAGAACACAGGCCAGCCTGATAACGCAGACTTACCCTGTAAATAACGTCAGGGCTAAAGATTTAGCACCGGTAATAGATGTATTTCTGAAGGGGGATAATATTGCAGGTACGAAGGTATTTCCATTTGACGGGGCCAATATTCTTGCCGTTACAGCTTCAGCATCGCAGCATAAACAACTTAAAGAGTTTTTCCCTTCTGTTGATGTGCCACGGATACAGGTGCTGATTGAGTCAGTTATCTTTGAAACGTCCGCATCTGATGGTTTTGATTTTTCTTTTGCTGCCGGCGATCCTTCCGGTCGTCCGGTTGCAGGCGGTGTGAATACTGACCGCCTCGGCAAGGCACTTTCAGCGGCGGGCGGTTCTTTCGGGATTTTTAACGGCAATATTCTTGCGCTCAGCATGAAAGCACTTGAGACGTCGAATAAATCAACGTTACTTTCGATGCCTCGTATTCTTACCATGTCCGGTCAGCCTGGGACGTTTACAGCCGGGCAGAACGTGCCTTTTGTTACCGGACGCATTACGGGTGAGGCTGCCAGCGTGAATAATCCGTTTCAGACGATAGAGCGCCGCGATGTAGGGATTTCGTTGCAGGTTGTGCCGGTTGTTACGCCCGGTGGACTACTGATAATGGATGTTAAAACTAACGCTGACAGCATTTCTGATTCTCAGGCGGCATCTGACATTATTACGAATACCCGCGCTATTTCGACAACCGTTCAGCTTAAATCCGGCCAGACGGTGTTGCTTGGGGGAATGGTTGATAACAGGGATAGCCAGTCCGATTCATCGGTGCCGTGGGTTTCTAAAATTCCACTGATAGGCGCGCTTTTTACCTCTAAGAGCACTAACGCGAGCAAACGAACGCTGTACATGCTTATTCGTGCCCGTGTGGTGAATCCTCTCTGAAAGCCCGATTTACGGCGTTCTCACTGCGCAGCGGGGAGGATGCCGGGAATCAGGGCGCATTCTGTCTTTATTTGATCACTTTCACCGATCGAATTCTGTTAATCGATCTGTTGAATCAATTTGTTCTGCCTGCGTTAATTCTTTATGGTTGTGGCCAGATAACACCAGGAAAGTTAGTTCCCCCCTTAACCGGCATTGTACGCCGGTTTTTTTTATGCCGTCAGGCATGTTAAGGCGCGAAATACAACGGAAGGTGGCTGTGTATTCAAACCGCGCCGACGCAGCTAATCACAGGATTTCATAGGATGAGGGACAGCGCATGCGCCCCCTGTAAAGCCTGTTTTTTGTGGTCGCAGGTCATACAGGCAATTACGGGGCCAGTTGATGAAATTGACAGCTTGCAGCGCGGGTTTCCTGAGGGTTAAAGCAGCACTTTTTGCAAATTTTATTTGGTGCGCATAATCTATCTTATGTTAAATAACATATCACACATGTACCTCACTACGCTTTACCACCTTCGGCCTGCCGCCGATATTTTTGCGAAAGGCGATCAAATACCTCTTCCGCGTTTTTGCTTTCGCCGCTGTTTATACCTGCGCTGACCGCTGTTTGCAGAGCATCAAGTTTCATCTGCTGCTCCCGTTCTTCCAGAGCCCTGAGGCCCGCACGGAGTTGTTATATCGCCCGCTTTCAATCTGTTCGCGGATGAACGCTTCGAAATAAGGACTGAGTGCTACGCTGGTTGGCATGATTCCTCTCCCGCTGAGTTACTATCAGTTATTAACTGTTAGTATTTCAGAGCTACTCTTCTCTATCAACTTTCGGCTTAATACACTTCCACAGGTTTGCCATATGTTTACCTGCGTGTAACTTTGCGTTGACCAAACCCGCGACCTTCTAGCATCGCCAGTATCCTGC